GGAGGGAAAAGATATTCCGGTTTATTGGGCGATTTCCCCTAAGAGTGAGATGTTCTTTACATTTGATAAACAGTGGTCTGATGAAAAATGGCAAAAATTTCAGGATAAGTGTCGAGTTTTTGTCATCCCCTCATCGAATTTTGTGATATTGGAACGGCTTGTCTCGAAAGTTAGGATGTTGAAGGAGCGTGGTCCCTGTATTCGAATAGGTCACCGTTGGTCCCGAGGTGGTATGGATTCTATAGCCGATTGTTTGGGGATTGGTTTGGCCAATTGTTTCGAGGCTTTATTGTGTGATGGAGACGTTGATAAGTTTGATATGCGTGTTAAAGCATTCTTTGTGAACCTCTATTACAGTTCAATGCTCATTCATGAGGATCCTCGATCTGAGGATTATGATTTGAAGAAGAAGATAATTAAGAAGATAATAAAAGCAATTATTGCGCGTGTAACCCAGTTGTTTGGTGACCTTTGGGGGATACAGCGGGGTGGGGTGCCATCTGGCTGTTATAATACCTCTCATATGGACTCCTGGGTTATGGCTCTTTATTTTTGCTTGTTCTGTGTTTATCAGATACTTATGGCACCTCCGGAACATAAGGTTATGCTTGAAGAAGAATTTATTAAGATAGTAAAGCTTATAGTTTATGGTGACGATCACGTCTATAATAAGGGAAAAGGTTTAGGCGCGACTTACTTTTCATCGACCTTGTTTGCAAAATTCTTGGAGGAGTGCTTTGATGTTGAACTTCGTGACGTTAGAGATGGCATCCCCTTTTGCTCTCGGGAGATGAATGGATGGCTCGTTGGTGATCCTGGTATGATCTTTTTGAGACATTATGCGATAATTAATCGTAATAAGACGGTGGGGCAATCAATTTTCCTCCCTTATCGAGAGACGAGGGAGTTCATATCGAGAGCCGTATGGGGACGTGAGCCTAAAGAGCGTGATATAATGGATACCATGTTGTCTGTCCTTGGACACGTTTATGGCACCCATGGCGCGAATCGTGATGCCTACGTGTCACTTAGACTATTCTATAAGAATTTGATTCGTAGAATAGATGGGCCTTTGGATGCGGCAGCTGATGAAATGGTTAATCGTGTGGACAGGCATGATATTCGAAAGATGCGTCAGCATGGGATAACAGTTGAGGATATTAAGATTGGTTTCCCGACCTGGAAGAATCTTCAGAA